ATGGTGTCCACTGCCCCCCTGACCGCGCCCACCTGCGACAGGATACCGTTCACCAACCCCTGACCGGTCATCTTGCCGAACTCGGTCGTCACCTTCGACGGCGAGGCGATCCCCAGCAATGCCTTAATGCGGCCGATGGCGGCATCGACGATACCTTGGAGCGCACCGCTCAGCGCGTCGCCCATGGCCCGCAAGCCGTTGATGATGCCTTGAACGATGCTCCGCCCCAGACTGGCCCAGTCCGTTCCCGTAAACCAGCCCTTAACGCTGTTCCACAAACTGCTAAGCCACGGCAGCACCATATCCCATAGCCCGCTCAGGAAGTTGACGACCGTGTTCCAGGCGTTCTCCCAGATCTCAAAAAGCTTCTGGCCAAACGCGTACCAGTCCCCCTCAAATGCCAGGCGGAACGCATCGACAATCAGCTTGATCTGATTGACAACCCCGTCAATGAGGCCCTTGATCAGGTTCCAGAACTGCGTAGCCGTTGCCAGAATCGCAGCGCCGTGCGCTTGCCAGAATGCCTGAATGGCTGCGAACGCCGTTGTGATAATGGTCTGTACGGTTGTGATGACGGTAGAAATGGCCGTCTGGATTGTCTGCCATATCTCGGCCGCCTTTGCCATGATATCCGCGCCATGCGCCGCCCAGAACGCCTGAATCGCCGCAAAGGCGCTCTGAATGATCCCCTGAATGAATCCGAGCACCGCCGCCGTCTTCTCCTGAATCCCACCCCAGTTGTTCTCCCACGCATTTCGTAGCAGGGCGACGATGGCGATGGCCGCGCCGAATACCAGCAGCAGCGGGGCCATTGCCGTAATGACGCTCCAGATAGCGCCCAGCACCACGCCGCCGACAACACCGGCCAGGACAATCAGCACGTCTTTTAGTTGGACGTTGTTTTGCACCCACGCAACAATGGGATCAACAATGTTGTGAAACGCCGTCATCAACCCCGGCAATATGTTGTCCCGGAAGTTAACCAGCGCATCCAACACCGGCTGCGGCACGAGATCCCATATCGCCTCAATGAAGGAGTCCATAGGCGACATGCCCTCGCGCAAGTTGTTGATAAAGGACACGACTGCCTTAATGACGGCCGTCAGACCTTCGGTGATCTTTTGAATCCCCGCCTGCACCCGCGGATCGTTGATCCACGCTATCAGCCCGGCCATGCCCTCTTTTGCCAGGTCGAAGAACGGTTTCAGCGCCTGCGCCGCCAGCAGCTGCAAATTGTCTTTAATGGTGCTGGTCAACCCGACCCACGAGTTCGCCTGGTCTTCCATGGCGCCCTCGAACTTTTCAAACGATCCCGAAAAGTGCGACCAAATTTCGTCCGCGGTCGCGCCTTCTTCGTTTAATGACTCTAGCTCTAGGCGGGTCTCGCCGGTCATCAACCCCATTTCTTGGAGCCGAGCCGCCGATTCGCCAAACGGTTGGCCGTTCTGTATCGCCGAATACGCACGGCCAACCCAAAAAGCAACCTCATCAATCGGTGCACCCACGGCCGCCGCCGAATCACCAAACAATGTCAGGTTGTCCATGCTGTTCAGCACGTCGCCGCCAAACACCTGAAAGTGTTTGCTGGCTGTGATAATCGGCCCCGTCTCAAACGGCGTCTTGGCGCCGAACTCGAACAGGCTAGCGACGTGTTCGGCGGCTTTGTCCGCGTCGCCCATCAGCGTTGTGAACTGCATTTCGGATGTCTCCAGGCTGGAGTTCATCTCGATCGCCGCCCGCCCGGCGATCCCCAGCCCGACACCGACGGCCGCAATACCGCCCAACGCCGCTGCGCCCGCCACCCGGCTGATCCCCGACAACGCCCCGCCGACCCCCTTCAGGACGCCGCTGGCCTTATCCTCAGCCGTGACGATGATCTCGACTTCGTTCTTACCCATGATGCTTCTGTTTGTCCCTGGCGGCGCGGTTCACCTCGCGCTCATAGGCCCCGCGGCGCAACAGCCACAGCACCCGGTTCGGCGGCCGTTCCCCGGTCACCTCCCACGGCGGGCAGCCCCACGCCTCGGCCGCCTGGAGCACGCCCGTCCAGGCGGGCAGCGGTAGATTGGCCTGCGGCATCATGGCGGCATTGTAGATCTGCCGCCTTATGCGTTTGGGACGGCCGTCTCCACCATCTCGCCCGTGACCTGCTCAAACGCGCCTTTGAGCTGGCCGATCGTCACCTTGCGCACGGCCGCCGTCGCCGCCTCGCCTTCCAGGTAGTTCCCGGCGCCGTCAGCCACGAACCGCGCCATAAACGCCGCCACCCGGCGCACGTCGTTCGGCGCGTCCTGCAAATCCAGCAGCTCGCCCAGCTCAACGGCCGCCATTCGCTCGGCCGTGACATGAAACCGGATTGATTCTTTGCTATCCGCCATGGTTCATTTCCTTACGGCACCGTCGCCATCGGCGTTACCACGGTGATCGACATCGCGTCAGCCGTCGTCGACTCATAGCCCGCCGTCGCCTTCACCGACACAATGCTGTTGCCCTCGTCGGCATCCAGCGCATTCCACTCGCTGTAGACGCCGGCCATGTCAATGCTCAGCATCCTGGTCGAGTAAACCGTCCCGGCCACCGACAGAGCCGACCCCGGCACTTCCAACCGCATCAGCAACGGTGTGCCCGCGCGGAAGAGCGCCTTCTGCGCCACGGCCGTCGCATTGTGCTCGAACGTCGCCGACAACTCGGCCGAGAACGCATCCTTGTCAAAGTAGTGGAACGCGAAGTACAGCTGACCACTGTCCACCGTGTACTTGGCCTTCCAGCCGGTCGTCACCGTCAGTTCCCAGCTCAACAGCGTGTCCGTCACCTGCGTATCGCCGAAGTCATTGGCGATCGGATCGAGGTACAGCGCCCCCTTCCCGGCCAGCATCGTCTCGGCAAACGGCACCGACAGCGCCCCGGTGAACGTCGTCTCCGTCACCTGGCGGCCGATCCAGTCGGCCGACATCATCACCGCCTCGCCGCGCTCGCCGCTGATGGTGAACTTCTCGACGAAGCAGTACGCCATCTCCTCGGCCTGCTGGTTGTCGCCGGTCTCAATCGTGTACGTCTTGATGGTGTTGACGGCCGTCAGCCCCAGCGGATAGGCGTAGATCTTGCCGCTGCCGGAGCCGTCGGCCGCGCCCGTGCCCACCGACTTAATTCCCGCTTCCAGGATGTGCAGGAGCTGCTCATACGTCGCCGGCGTCGCCGCCATCGACAACGACCCGCCCACCCGGCCGATGTAGTTGCGCGTCGTCGGGATGGCGATCCCCACCTGCTCCTCGACCATCGTCACCTCGCGCGTGTCCTGGAGGTTGCCCCCCACCCCGCGCCAGATCGCGGTGGCCGCCACGGCCGTTCCCGCCACACTTTCGCGGCCCAACTGGATGCGATGGGCCCATTTAGCGCCTGCCATAGCAAATTCTCCTTTTCTGTGCTAAACTACAGAAGTTGCAAATAGGATGTGATTCATGAATAAATGTGAAAATTGTGGTGGAAGTAGGGGCAGAAACGCCCGTTTCTGTTCCCGCAAGTGCCAAGAGGAAGCCTCCCGTGTCTGGGTGAACTGCCCTCAATGTGGTAATGAGTTTTGGCATCATCGAAGTTGGCCGCGCAAGTTTTGTTCCGCGAAATGCTTTTCTGAAAGCGGACTTCGTGCGAGCAATTTTGGTGAATATGCAGAAGGAATTGGCGATCTTGAAGTAGCTTGTGAGCAGTGTGGGAAACAATATCACAAGCGTCATGACCAGATTCAAAAGACGCAGCACAACTTCTGTTCTTCTGAATGCTATGGGCAATGGCTGTCTACTACTCGTAAGGGAGTCCCACGCCCCGAAGTTGCTGGTCCTAATTTGCCCCTCAGAAAGCGTGTCACGCTTAAGTGCCCAATCTGCCGGCGCGACTTTGAGGTGAAACAATCCCACGCCGAACGCAGACACTTTTGCTCCCAGACTTGCCAAAGCATATCGCAGTCTCAAACCTCCAGAGGTGAGGCAAACATAAACTGGCGTGGTGGCTATATACCGGATTACGGCCCTTCTTGGTACCAACAGCGCCGCAAGGCACGCCAACGCGATCGCTATACCTGCCAACGATGCGGTATTTCCGAGAAACAGCTGGGAAGAGAGTTGGATGTTCATCACATAACGCCGTTTAGAACGTTCAAGGCCGCTCGACACCAGGAGGCAAACAGGCTCGAAAACCTCATTTGCTACTGTCCTTCTTGCCATCTTGCGGTCGAACATCTTCAACCTTAGTAGGCTCGACCGGTTGTTCTAATTCCTCGTACAGCCCCGAAGCAATCAACGCGGCCGCGCCGCCGTGCTTCTCGATCTCATCCTCGCCCAGGTCCCG